AGTTGGAGTCATAGTCTATTTACAACCTTTTTTGCTTTCATTACCTTATTATAGTACGTCCAGTTGTTTATACCGCCATTATACATGGAGATTGACTTGAAATAGCCCCATCCATGCTTCATGTAATGCTCGAAGTACAAGCTTGCTACTTCCACGCTGAACTTATCATTAGATAATAGCAGTTTTTCGATGTCGTAGTCACTTAGTGTTGACGTGAATGCAAGGCTATCGTAATGCCGTGACAACCAACGAATTGTTTTTGCTTGTATTTGGAGTATTCCGAGGCTCGCATCTTTATCGCCCACTCTGTTCTTACCTGCGCTTGATTCAACTAAACACATGGCCGCAATAGTTGTTGGATACTTAGTATATTTTCGTGCCTCCTGCTTCACCATCTTCACCATTGCGATCTGCTTGTCGCTTAGTGCGTATATGTTTGAAGCTAAAAATATAATAAGCAATAATCTCATTTGTTTTCCAGTATCCACTGACATGCTTTGAAGATTGCTTCAGGTTCAGTGTCTGAAGTAAACTCATCTATCCAGTAACAACTTCCTCCATCTCCGCCAACAGGATCTAACCCAGCCCAACCATTAGTAGAATACAAATCATATCCTTTAGCATATGCCCATTCTTTGCACTTATGGGCTAGTTCGTGGATATTGATTTTTCCATATGATAAACTTTTCCCTCCAAGTGCATCATTGAAAGACAATGTAAATTCTATTGCATCAAAACCATATTCATA